CTTTCCTCGATGTGTTTGCGGCCGGCAATGAGGTCGACTACGGTACCCCAATATTGGGGACCGGCTACGATGATCCACTATCCGATAAGGATAGTTTGAGGAAAGTCGTAGGTGATAAGCTGTACCAGTGTTGCGATCTGGCTACAGTTCAGGAGTTCCTGCGTCAACCAGAAGGTCTCGCTCGTCTTAGACATGGGTCCTCGTCTCGTTATCCTCCGTATACCGTTCCGGTTACGGTCGGTGACTCCCTCGAGAGCCAGGTGGCTAAGGTTTTGGTGAGGCATCCTGATCTGCACTTGAAAACAAGGGCAGGTGACGCAGCGGATCGGTATGTGAGGCGGTTGTTCGACTCTGTCAAATGCAGTGGCTTGGTTCCATCTTCATTGATGGTTGCCGCTGCGTCATTTGATGGCAAGAAGAACTTGGGCTACCCGCACTTCGTTTCGGATAGAGGTTTGTTGTCTGAATACTACGAGCGATCGTGGGAGATTGGCAACAGGGGATTCCCGTTGGATGATGCGTTGGCACATCCGGGCTTGATTGGAGCTCGGAGTGTCCCTCGGGGTCCTTACTCTTATGCCAAGACGAGGTTCATCACTCAGTGGAGTAGAGTGCTGGGGAACTGGGAGAAAACTCTCTTTATCCCCTTGTTTGATGCACTATCCAAGTCTCCGACCTTTTGCGCTTGGTCGGGACCGGAGGTCACGAATGTCGTGATTACTAACTTCATGAGACGGTCTGAAGGGCCGGTGTTATCATTAGATTACACCGGGTTTGATGCATCCGTTCCCTTCGAGGTTATAGACCGGGTGTTCGCTCTTATTAAAGAGCGATTTGCGGGATGGGCGGCTTCCTTGGTGGACTTTGTGCATACAGGGTTCAAGGGAAGTGGACTTGAGACTCCCGGTCGCTATATTAATGGCGACGAGAGGAGGAGAGGAGTCCCATCGGGTTCAGTATTAACTAACCTGATTGGCAGTCTGGTGAATTTGTGGGTTATGGCTTATGCCTGTAGCCTTAATAAGGGCTGCATCCTCTCTGCTTTTGTGCAAGGGGATGATGGAGTTTATACGTTTAGAGGTATACGCTCCATCGATAACCTAGCTAGCACCATCCTGTCAGAGTTCGGAATGGTCATTAAGATGGACCCGAGCAAGAACTTAATCTCCGATCGAGAGGTGATGTACCTTCAAATGCATCATCATCGAGATTACGAGGTTGATGGATTGTTCAAGGGTATCCGGCCGGTGATGCGGGGAATCATGAATATGATGTCCCATGAACGCGCACCTATGCAAGTGGCCGGTTGGAGGCGGAAATATAGTACCTACCGCATGCTGCAGCAAGCCAATAACTGTGCGGACCATCCCAGGTTCGA